GAGTCAACTTATTATTAAGTGCGGCGTCCCCAGTATTTGTCCCACTCATAACTCCATAAAGTGCATTATCAGATGCAGCAGTAGAGCTACCACCCCAACCTCCGCCGCCTCCGCCACCACCAGGGCCAGGATTACTTCCACCAGTAGCACGTTTGTACCAATCAACAGGATTGTACCAAGACATAAAAAAACCTCAGATATATATGGCATATCTGGGGCTTATTTAGTTGTATTATATCACATTAAGGTCGTAAAAAAAACTGTACCACATACTGACGTTCTACAGATTTATTACAAACTGCGAACCCTACATATTTATACAATGGCTCATCAATATTCTTCTTATGCCCTGGACTATTTAGCCATGCTGACACAACCTCACCTGCTGTGTTGTACCCCTCCGCCAAATTTGCACCTGTACCGCTTGCTTGGGAAATATACTTCTTAAAGAAATCTAAATCAGTTGTACCATCTGGAGCCGTATGATTTTCGTAGCCCTTAGCAGCCATGTCATTACATTTATCAGTTGCAGCGCTATTGAGCCTATCATCGATTGCCAGCGCAGGTATACCAATACTTAATCGTTCATTATTAGTCAGTCTCAAAAGATCTTCGGTTGAAATATTGGGGCTGACTTGTTGACTTTGTTGCTGTGTCCCTACAGAAGTTATAGGTGTTAAAGGTATTTGTTCAGAGGTATTTTTATACGAAGCATAGGCAAATGTTACTAGTAAAATTACTATACCAGCGATAATAAACCACGATACACGTAGCTTAGACTGCTCTTTTTCTTCATCTGATTTGATTTTTGGTTGTATACCTAGCTTGCGTCTAACAGCCCGATAGGCTTTCCCTACTAGGTAAAAGAATAGTATAAGCAAGAGTGCTTGTAACATGTTGCCGATTATACTACAAATAACGGACTATTGCAACTTCTGAGCACTTGGGAATACAAAGCTAGAGTACTTCCTATAACCTATCTGAAGGCCAAGTACAACAAAGTTTTCATTTGTACGAGCGTTACTAATCTTTATCTTAATAGTACGTGATTTAGTGCTGAGTTTAACCCTATACGGGATGTTGGTTGAGGCAGTTGTAGAACCTCCACTAGATGCTTCTACTGTACCACCGAGCCAGTCTCCACCACCTAATTTATACGAACCTAACCCACCTACAGATGATGAGGCTACAGTTGTAGTCTTAGAGATTGTGCCGTTATCGGTAATGACATCTATGGTGATAGTACCAACCAACTGTCTAAAGAGAATATCAACCCATATCCAGCGCTTATAGAGGCTGAACTCACCAAGGTCAAATGCTTTACTTGTCCACTGTGCAGAGATAGCAGAACCATCCGAGTTGTAGTTTGTCGTTAGTTTGTAGACCTTAGCCGTGCTAGCAGACGTAAAGTAGACCGTATCAGTATTGGTTGAGTCGGTATAAATAGTGAAGCATTCAGGCATGATGTGGGTAAGCTTGCTCCAGGCTTGGAAGCGTTTGTCATAGGTCAGTACCTGGTTGTTGGCACTTACACCACCAGCGGGTACACCGAGATAAAAGACATATTGGTTAAAGATAGCCGTACAGTTTGTGTAGTTTGTTGGGTTAATCGTTTCTATAACAGGGTGAATACGAGATGAAAGCTCATTAGTACGGATAACATTGAAGTAGTTAGGCTCGTTACCAAGGACATATACACCATTTCTTGAGAGGAAGAAGACATCATTTTCCACGTTCTCAATAGATCGGTGAGAGACCGCCCCGAACGTCTTACTGACCGCTGCTATAACAGGTGTACCAGATGTATCAAAGGTTAGTTGGAAGACGGAGCGTTCTTTAAAGATAATAAGTGCGTCTTGGAACTTAGCAAGTCCAGTGATTCTATCACCATCATTCTTGGACACATCGACAAAGTTTGCTCCACTACCAGCAAATACGGTTGCTCCTGGTACTTCAGTCGAGTTGTTAAGAGTTGTAGCAGCGTTAGTAAAGTCAGATGAGTCAGTTAGTACTGATATGTATAATCGGTTCAGTTGGCCATCTACACCTGCAGCACAGTGATAACCTGAGTAATAAATTGAGAAGCGAGCTTTTGGCATTGTGCCTGGCCTAGATAGTGTAGTAGCCGCTAGTTGAGCACCACCGTTAACACCATCCCAGATGTACATATTACCGAGAGCTTGGGTCATGTTTATTTGAGATGAAGCGTCAAAAGTTGCGCCCGTAATACTTGTCCAGGTTGTAGAGTTTAGATATTTCAGGCCAGTACCATCAACTGTCAGTAAGTACCTTGCTGAGTTAGCTGTATCGTTATAAAAGCCTAAGCCACGTGGGTTATTAGAGAGGTTGTCACCTGCTTGCGAGAAGCCATACGCTTTTGCTGGTGCTCCTGATTCAACAAACATAATATTCTCAAGAGAAGATGCCTCTTGGTCGTTAATCAGGTTGTCAGAGATAAGGTTGTTTAACCCCTTACCTGGGTTCATAACAGTAAACTTAGCGTATGAACTTCTTCCCCCTCGTTTTGGTGGTATTCTAGTTGGCATGCCAGGTAGCTCCAGCGTCAGTTATGTCTCCTGGATATGTACCCGTTGCTTCATGCAATGTTATGCCCCGAGGTTGCGGTCGAGAACGGTTGTACTGAGAGATTACTTCTTCTAGCTCTTGCTGGAACATGTACTCTTCTTGGCTAATGTCAGCTTGAGGGTCTTCTGCTTGTCGGTAGTAGCGAAGCGCACCTAGAGCCAGGCACATGCTTGAAGGGAACGGTGTGCTTATTGAAGCGTTGATAATTGGTGAGGTAGTCTCATAGCGTAATTTAAGAGTAGCGTTACTGGTCTCGCTTGTACGGAAGATATATGTCCCTTCGTACCCATCTAGGAAGCCCACGTATGAAGTAGTTGGGTAATCATCTAGTGAGCCATATGGTACTTGTTTGAATACGTTATCATCACCCGTACCACTGTTCACGATACGAATGTCCAAGATAGAGTCTTGGTGTATATTTGTGGGCAATGTAGCCACACCAGCAACCATGGCAACAGTAGCTGTTACCTTGTTCATAGGGAAGTCATACGCTCGGTATACACGGTCTAATGTCCGTTGGATAAAGCGTTGTCGGTCTTCTGTCCCACTACTTGGTACTGACGATTCTCCTAATAAGAAGGAGAGGTCTTGCATTACGTCTGTTTGGGTTATTGCCGCCATTTAGTATGCCTCTGCAGTGGTGTATTCTTTAAACTCCTTAAAGAATTTGGCTGCGTTTTCTTTCTTTTTGAATACTTCAGGGTCTGCTCGCTCTATGGCGTAGTAAGCACCTGTGGGTATGTTTAGGAATTGTCTTAGGTTAGAGTTCTTGTCTTCAGATGTATTAAACTTGTTCTTCGCTTCAGCTAGTGCTCGGCGCATTTCAGCATTTTGTTGAGTTACAGATTGGTATATCTCAGTATGCTTAGGGCTTAAACGTAGCCACATATCATTTGCAGCTCTCCAACGGCTCGGGCCTGGAGGGTTCTTTAAGACAAGTGATATAGCTTTGTCGAATGTTTTAACAACTTCATCTGGTTTCATATAACTCCTTCTGGTGAGCGCCCACCCTCGCTCGGTTCCAACTTACTGAAGGTTGGTTGTTTGGAAGCTTGACTTTTCGTTCAAGGCTTCAAGTGTTAGTTCACCAACAATCATTCCCTTGCTGGAGTAACCAGTTCGAGGAACTTCTTGGTAGTGAGGTTCGTCAAGATGAGCAACTGCCCACTTGTCTTTCTGAAGACCAATCAAGTTGAGGTTGGTGTCATCAGAGTTTTGTACATAGCGGTGCTTGTGGATTTCTATTCGTCCAAAGTCTGAGTCGTACACGTTGATAGTGTTGTTGACTTGGCTTTGGTTAGCGTCTACGAAGCGAGTGTTAGTGTTAGTGAAAGCACTGATACGTCGCTTTAGAACACCACCGACTAGAACCATGTCTACGTTACCGCCCTGTGTCCAAGCGTTCTGTAGGTATGTGTTGAACATAGTCTCTGATAGTGAGACAGAACCCTGGTTAGTTGCGAGCGTAGTAATCTGAGCACGGACACCAGCCATTTGACGGGCTGCTGAACCAGTACCTGAGATCAAAGAGTT